GCCAATTATACTTTCAGATCTAGTATATACGTATATACCGCCGTCTGTTAACACATTGATATAGCCTGCGAATACCGCACCATTTCCTGGAGTATGCGTTGTGCACGGAAACTGAGATGGATGCGTTGGATAAAACTGCGGATCTTCGATTTGTAAAAATTTTACCCATTCTGCCGTTTTTATAGTGGCTGCCGCTGACATAGAACCAGATATTCTCGTTACTCCATTTTCGCAAAAAGCATCTCCTATAAATGAATATCCTGTTAATGCTTTTACTGCAACATCTTTTATTATTAACTTGCCATTTACATCATTAATGGCTGCATTAGTATCATTGATGTCTTTTGCACCGAATGAGGTTCCTACTTGCTTATATTCGGTAACATCAACAAAAGAAACAGTTCCATCGTCATTTTGAATTTGCTGATATTTTCTTAACTGATTTTTAGTTGTGTCTAATACATCATCAACATAGTTTGTTTTTAAATCTGCCATAATTACACCTTAAATCCTTTCTGACCGCCAAGCGTAAAGGCAAGTCGGTTCTGCGCTTTTCTTTGTGCTACTAACGTATTGTATATTTTTAACTGCAACGATTCTATCCTGTTCCAGTCTTCATATGTTGGAACCGATTTATTCTCTTTCCATGTTTTAAACTGTTCAGAAAATGAGAAAGTGGAACTGTTAATTTCTGCCAGCGTAGTTTCAAATAAATTGACTTCATCGGCATAAATCAGATCTGCTTCAACCTTATCCTCTCCAAGATTAAAAGATGATATTTTATACATAGATTCTGCAGTGCTTTTTAGTTCCAAAAGATTATTTTTAATACGGTTATAATCTGTATATAAAAAATAATCTCCTATATACGTTTCACCATTCCATTCAGAAGACCAATTTGTTTTAGGATCTGCCCACATTATGCTTCCTCCACATCTCCAAACAATTCTATATATTTCTCTGTATCATTCAGCCCCAAATACTCTTTTATATCTTCTTTTGTTTTCGGCACTATTTCTCCGTTTGGATAAAACAAGAAAAAATTACCTTTTTCTGTTCTGAATATTTTTCTATTTGTCATTTCATCAACATATATTATTTCAGAAGTTTGCGTGTTATACAGAAGACCGTTAATTATTTTTTTCATTACAACCTCCTTATGTTCTCATTGCTCTTCGTAATTGTAATGTTCCATTAAAAGCACCATTAAAGTTTAATTTGTGTTTTTCCACTTCTACTTGTAAGCTGTTTACAATATCACTCTCCATGAAAATAATATCAGCAGCTTCCAGCACCGGATCCCCTCTGTATTGAACATCATAAGAAATATTATTCGCATAATAATTTCCAAGCCATTCAGCAACAGTCCTTGCATGATCTTCCGTTGAAATAAGTTGATTTTCACAATACCTTATTTCGCCAGAGTTGTTAATTGATTTCTTTAGATAGACGTTATCTTCAACTACTTGCGGTGTATTATCCTCTCCGTTTTGAAATGTATATATTTTGACAAAAACATCTTTTGTTTTTCTTTCTGCGTATCCATAAGGATTTTCTGTCATGGAGTCTTTTTTCAACTCATAATCAGATAAATCTCCAAAACTGATTTTATCAATCAAAACTCTGTTTTTGGGGTATGCTTTTGTTATCTCAAAACGTATACTGTCGAAGTTTTCAAATTCATCATTTAACAATGATTTTTCTTTCAAATCACTATATTTGAAAGTCTTAAGAAGTGTGTCTCCATTATATGTAGATACTTTCATCTCTTTTGGAGGATTACCCTGGAATGAAATATACAATCCATAATACGTGTATGCTGCAGGAAGTTTTAATGTAAGTACTGGATTCTCCGAAAACAATCCATTTTCATCAGAAACATTGCTCGTAACATATCCTGTCTGTTCGATGGCTGTACCTGTATTCCTCGGAAGAAAAAATTGTGAACCATCTACACGCATAAAATTTCTTGTCAACTCTGCATATACATTGTTGTTTCCATATAATACATTAGTGGCATTTCCCCACCATGCAGTTCCGTTTGATGTAACCTGCATATCTGCCGGATCTATAACATTTGCAAAGTTGGCTTTAATATTTACTCTTCCGTCAGAATCTACAAATAAAATGCATCTTGAAGCGTTGCACAATAATTGCAAGCATTCTTTGTGAGGTGCTTCCGGCATTGGATTGTGTAGGCTCACATCTCTTAAACAATCGTCAACAAAATACTCGTCAGGCTCGAATCCGGCATCTTTTAGAATGCTAATAGCTTCTGCATATGCTGTTCTATCGTATATTTTGTTTCCTATTGTATAGTTGTCTTCCAAAGTTGAAAGAACATCATTCGCGGTGAAAGACATTTGATTTTTTTTAGAGTTCCAGTCAGTCAAAAGCATCGTGGCTTTTTTATGCCATTCCACTGTTTCGTCTGACAGGACCATTCCGTATGATAACTCCATTTTTTGTCCAGTTTCAAGAAAGTTGATAAAGGAATTATCATCGTCTACATTGTATACATTATTTTTATCCAGTATTGTTACAGATAATTTTCTGTATGGAATCTCCGCTGAAATTCCATTAACAAATTCTTCAAAAGATGCTGTTGACACATCATTATTTCTATATGTCAATCCAACACCCATTACGATTTTTTCTACTCTAAGCCGTTTATTTCCTCCGACCATAGATATAGGAATTATTTGTATATTTGTGGTGTTTCCGATTACATCTGTTGTTGAAAAATCGTGTTTATCATTTGTATAAGTCAACTCTTTTTCATCTGTAACAATTTTGAAGCTAGTTGGGTAATATTTCCCAAAATTTATTGTAAGTCCTTTGATGGAATACTCTTGTGGGAATGCTACTTTTACAGTTTCCATTACGTTTTGTGTGGTTAATGGAGCATTGCGTAGTTGGTACAATCCGCTTGTCTCTCTCGGGAGAAAATACATTTGACCATCTACACGCATATAATTTTGTTCCAAAGTAGCATATTCCGTATATTCTGCATCATTTCTAAACGGCAAAACCTTGTTTCCCCAGTATGCGTAATTACCGTCAAAATGAGCCGTATTTTGTGCATCACCATTTACTACACCGAGAGTAATTGATATGTATGCCCTGTCTCTTATCTTTTTCTGCATTGCAGACTTATAAGCGTTAGAAGCTTTTATCATTCTTCCCACCCACAATCAATTAAATTGAATTTACACGTTTCATAGTTCCTATAAAAAATATCATCCAAAAACAACGGCTTACCGGTAGTGTCTCCTGGATACATTGTGTGTGTATGTCTTACATTGTCGTCCCCAGTAAACGTAACCAGCACAAAAAATGGCTCTAACGCATCTTGCATTTCTTTCCATGTTTCCGCATCTAAACCATTCCATTGAAGATTATTTATCTTCCACAATTTTCTTCCGACTTTTTGACCGACAACTGCAGCATTTACATTTCTTCCTGAATTAACCGTCTGCGACCGAACTATTTCCATTCCTGGAGCCGGGCACGGAAAGCGTACTCCGTTTACTATGATGAAATCACTTGCTCTTGCTATCATTGTGTTTTCCTCCATAGAAAAAAAGAGTGGGAATAAATCCCACCCTTAAGTAATAATCTGTAATCCCATAGCTTTCTGACCCCTTAAGTTTGCCCTTGCTATGTCTCTATCACCGATATTGACAGATGTTTCTTTTGCAAGTAACTGCTTAAGCAGGTCAATTTCCTGTTGCATCATTCGCATTTGCGCTTCTGCTGTGGTGTTAATTGCATCTTTGATTCCAGTGATTTCAACTCCACCGGCAACCGCTGTTTTGCCGCCTACTGTTCCGGCAATCTCCGGTACACCGTTTTCTCCTGCCATAAACATTGTGTATCTGCTTGGAACGTAACCACCAGTTTCAAAAGTAGGAATTTTGCCAAGACTAATACTTCCTCCTGGTGCAAGTTGTATTCCGGCTATCGTTATAGGATCCCATGAGAAATTAAGTTTATCATTTATCCAGTTTGCAAAACTATTCCAAATTTGTTTAACAGCCGCTATAGCATTGTTCCATGCATTAGACAATCCGTCTTTAATGCCACTCCATGTCCATTTCTCGGTAGTAAAATATGATTTTACATTGTTCCACCAGTTAGCAAATCCAATACCACTCCACCACAACGTGAAACTTGTCCACTTGTCTTTTAATGAAGACTTAATGGTTTCTCCAAAATTTTGCCATTTCTCTTTAGTAAACCACGGAGATACATTACCATTCCACCACGAAGGAATACCAGTGCCGCTCCACCATTGTGTAAATGAATCCCATTTATCAGACAATGATTGCTTTATATTTTCTCCCAGTTCACTCCATCTTTCGGTCGAAAACCAAGGCATGACAGATTCATTAAACCAGTTTTCTACAATAGGTTTTAAATTTTCAAACACTGATAACAAGCCAAATGTATCATTTAAATCCAGTTTAAATTGTGATAGAAAATCAAAGAACTGTCTTATCGGCATTGTTTTTGTTAAGAAATCTGCCGCATCAGAGTTCATCTGTTTCCAAGCGTCAAATAGTATTGAAAAATCGGTATTTTTTATTGTATCAAAGAATCCGCCTTCTCCAAAAAACGAGAAATTTTCATAGATTTCTTTATCATCAGGAAAAAGTGCTTCGCCCAATGATTTTCCTACATTAAATCCAATCTCCCAAGTAACCGCAGATATTGCAATTGTAGGAACTATTCCTATACTTGATCCAAGTACCGTGGCTGATAACTTGTCCGATATTTTCCCCCATATGATATCTCCAACACCAGTAAACTTTAAAAGGCCTATTGCTGTGATAATAGTGGTTTCAATCGGTGCAGCATCGAAGCTTCCTTTCCACAGGTCGATAGCAGCATCTATGGCAGTTTCTATGAAATTTCCAGCAGATGTAAAGATTGCTGTCCAATCCATTCCGTCCAAGAAACTACCTATGTGTCTTCCAATTTTTTTCCAGTCCACAGAATCTATTGCTCTTGTGAACCATTCAAAAATACCAGTTACCAGTTTGGAAGTATCCATTCCGGCAACCTTAAACCAGGCATCAGAATCAAACTTAAATGCATAAGACAAATCTTCTATGATATCTTTTACTGGCTTAAACACCTTGCTTACTTTGTCAGCCCAACCCATAGCCGTATTCTGCATTTTGTCAAATGCTTCCTGCCATACTTTTTCGTATTCAGCAGTAGCATCCATGATTTCCTTGGTAAGGTCAATTCCTGCTCCACCAGTAGAAGAACTTCCGCTTGAACCGCTGTTAGGGTCAATGATATTTAATTCATCAATACCAAGTGTGTAACCTTTAGCCTTTTTTGCGCTTTTTCCAACTTTATCCAGCGCATCTGCCGTATCTTCTAAATTTTCATTGTACCCGGATACACCTTGACCGAATGCAGAAAAATCAATCTTGATTCCCAGTAAATTTGCCACACTGACAAGCAGTCTCTTAATCGCAATTACGACACCATTAATAACAGGAAGTACTTTCTGCAATACCGGAATAAACAACTGACCCAGTACCATGCCGGCTTCTTTTACATTGTTGGTAAACTGGCGAATCATATTACTTGGAGAATTGATTGTATTTGCCAAGTCTCCCCATGATACCTTTGACTGGTCTAAAATTGCCAGCAAACGTAACTGCTGTTTCTCTGCCTGTGACATTTCAGAGACAGCTTTTTCAATGCCGTATCTGTAAGCATAGGTCTGTAAGGTGGCATTTGTTATATCAATACCATACTTATACAGTGCTCTTGACTGACCAATCAAACCGGACTGTAAGTTAGTCGCAACTGTACTGAAATCCACGTTAAACAGAGAGGAAATATCACCGGCAAGCATTGTCATGGATTTTGAAATTGCCGTAGTAACTTCTCCGGTCTGCCCTAAAGAGTTGGTAATAGATGCAAGTTGTGAAGCGTACTGCGTAATCTCCTGTAAATTCAGTCCCAGGTTCTTCATTCCGCTTTCAGAAATCAGCCCACCGTCTACATCTACTTTCAGACCAGACATTTTTCCAAGCAGTTCATTTACACGGTTTCCGAAACTCTGCGCATAATCTTCTGCATTGTCGTAACCGAATTGTTCAAAATCCTTGCCCCATTCCTTTCCTACTTTGTTAAATGCTACCGTGTAGTAGTTAAATGCTTCGATATAGTCCGTAGTTCCCTCTATAGACTTCCACAGGCTTTTAATTCCACGGATCACAAGGAAATAGGTTGCGTAGAATTTTCCGAAAGCCGCTGCAAGGCTGAATGTGCTCTTCGTGGCTCTTTTTGCGCTTGCCGTATAGGTGTTCAGATTCCGTCCTAAAGAGTTTGCGGCTCTGCCGGATGCCGCACCAGTAGATGCCAGTCCTGCCAGTGCATTTGTCATGCGGATAATGTTCTCACTGACATTCGGAGCGGTTGAAAGAGTTGTAAATAACTGCTTCAAATTCTTTGCCAGTAAAGGAATGTTCGTGATTGCTCTGCCGGATGCAACGCCTCCGAGTCTTGAAATCGAAGATGCTATGCTCGCAATATCCCCTACTCCATCTACTTTTGTTCCTGCCATGTCAGCAGAAAAAGTCTTCAGTGCAGATGAAATTCTGCTTAATCCGCTTGTATCTATTTTCCCCATTCTGTTAATGGAATTTGTCAATGTGGAAATATTCTTAATACCGCTTGTATTCATGGAACTGGCGGCATTTGCGATACTCTGTATGCTATTAGAAATGCTTGTCAGTTTGGATGTATCAATGGACAAGCTTCTCTGAAAATTCGTAAGGCTGTTTGCTAACTTATTTAGTGCGTTACTTGCGTTATTCGCATCCGCTTTTATTTTAATCTGTAAAGAATCAATATCCATACCGCACCGCCTTTACCGCAATAAAAAAGGAAGTGTCTGCCACTTCCAAGAAAAAGAGCGGTAAGCTGTGACACCTACCGCTCCTAAAATTACTTTTTGAGATATGCCCTTGTAACCGCACCGACTTTTCCATCTACAGTGATTCCAACACTCTTTTGGAATGCTTTTACTGCATCAGAAGTGGTTTTTCCGAAATATCCGTCAATGTTCGTCTTACCTTTCGCATTTACAGACGGCATAAAGCCTTTCCTTACAAGTTCGTACTGCGCCCACTTGACATCATTTCCCTTCATCATTGCCAGACGCTTGTAATAAAGAAGTCTTTCCGGCTCTGTATAATGGTTGCTATGGCTTGCAGAATCCTCATATACGTCATCTAACTCCTTATACCATACATTCATGTCTACATTGCCTACAATGCCACCTACACGCCCTTTAGAAGTATACTGCCAGCCTACCATGTTCGGTACTTGCGGTTGATACTTAACATCACACTTGCCGTTATTCTTGCCGTACCGTGCAATCCACATGGGATAACTCACACCGCCATAAGGCTTAATGTATGTCTTGTAAAAACTTTCCCCAGTGTATACACCGAACTGTAATCCTGCATCGGTGATAACCTTTCCGTAAGCATTGATAATAGAAATAATATTTTTGCCAAGACCTTTCATAACGGCATCTTCAACATCAAGATATACTGTCACTTTTCTACCGTTAAGAATAGTAAGCACTCTTCTTGCATCAGATCGTGATTTTGCAACCGTTGTAATATATCCGTATTCATATACTCCGTGCACATGGACATTGTGCTCTTTACAACCTTTCCAGTTCTCCTCGAACTTCTTGTCCGGGTTCAAATCCTTACGGATAACTTTCAGAATAGCAAAATCAATACCGTTCTGTTTTACCGCCCACCAGTTAATCGTCCCCTGGTATGAGGACACATCAATTCCTGTTAAACTCATGTTTGTTTCTCCTTTTTTGGATGTGATAATTCAAAATTAGCCTGCATTGCCATAAGTCCTGCGAGGAACGCTTTCCTTTGCTTCTGAATTTCTTTTTCATTATTAGCAATGTCCGCACGTTCTATAATAGGCTTGTCAATATACTTAGATTGTGCTTTTCTACCGTTTAGGCAATGGTCTATTGCAAAGATTAATGCAGATATTCCATAATCTCCCCACCGTTGCCATGAGTTCCTATCTTCTTCCTCTTTTTTGAGTTTATATCCTTTGTAACACCACTCTAATTTTTTAGGATTCAGATGTTTGAACTCTTCTATCGAAATTCCCATGGAAAAAGCAAATGGAAAATATTCTTCCCATATTATTTTGTGCCAGTCGATTTCTTCTTGTGATCCTGTGGCATCTTCGTTACCTTGCTGTCCTCTTTCTCCATCTCTTCCTTGGTCTGCGTCATCATTTCCGTCAGACCCGACAGTTCGAAAAAACCGTCTTCTTTCATACAGTCTGTCAGTTCTCCATACAGTTTCACAAAAGACAGACCGTTTGCTTTCATGTATTCTTTCATTAAAGCATTGGATTCATCCGGTGTAATATCTTCATGGTTTTCGATAAGACCAGCATAAAAAGCCGTTTTGCATACATGAGGAAATTCTGCAAGCATATATCCGCTACCATCTACAATTTCTTCTGGTGTGGGATTCTGTACATTTTTTGCTTTTTTAGCTACATAGCCACCGGAAAGCATAAGAAACATCTTTTGAATCAAATCCTTGCACTCCACAGCACCGAATCCAAACTCTAAAGTATATTCAACATCATTAACTAAAATCTTCTTCATAAAAACATATCCTTTCCCCAACATTTTGTTGGAAAGGAGCCGCCCGAAGACGGCTCTCTTTTTGCTAAATCAATGTTTCGTCTACCGCTTCATCAAAGTCAGCCACGGCAGTGTTATTTGTTTCTGACTGACTTTCTATTCCCCCGTTGTCAGTGCAACAGTAGAATCCAAACCTTTGTATTCCTCAATGGTAAGGTTCATTTCAATCGTCAGAAGTTCATTCTGTCCGATCTCTGGCTGTGGAATCTGCTCAGGTGGCTGTGCCACAACGAAGAAAGATTTCTCTTCTCCGGGAATGACAGTTTCAAACCACATTCTATTTCCACCAGTAAGAGCCTTGTAGGCTGTGATAAGTGCAGTCCATTCAGCCACGGTCTCCGATGTGAAGTTGACTGTGACTGCAAAAGATCCACCAGTATCTGCACGACCTTTTACATATCTGGTGATTGCATCTTCTAACGCAGAAGCATCAATCTGTTCCGGTTCAATGTTAATGCCGCCAATGGCATTAATTCTTGTAAGTTGCTTAAAACTTGTAGGTTTTGTTCCGGCGGTTGTCTCTGTACCATATCCGAAAGTAATACCTAAAGTAGAAATTCCGGCTGCTGCCATAATTTATACCTCCTTAAATTTGCATAAAAAAATAGAGCCATATGGCTCTAATAGTTACAATGTATCATCAGCACCTACTGTTCTTCTGAACCGTGCAGTGCTTCTGTATGTGTCCTGCGAAGTATTATTGAACTCTGGCATGGAAGTTATTTGAAATCGCAGACGTTTGAAAAGTCCGGCAACCGTAGCCATGATAGCTTCGGCTTCTTCTTGACTTTTGTTGGTTATCACATCCACCTGGTATGATGCTGTGATTCCATTAACAGAACGTGCTTCAAGGTCTTGTCCTGTCTCTGTGAACGGCATAGCATGAAAGTACACCGTAGGGAATGTAGGGTCTGACAAATCCTTGCTTTTGTCCGTCACATAAGCTTTAGGATGGCTCTGCGGTATCTTCATTTTTAAGTACGATGCAATCTTGACTTTGAAATCTGATACCCACTGATATTCATTATCCACTACCAAACACCACCTTTGCTGTCTGTGATACGATATCACGAAGTTCTATTGCAGTCAGATACATGAATGGTCTTGACGGCATACCTTCGGTGAAATACCATTTACCGTCATCCGCAGGATAAAACCATCCATATCTCCCATCCGCAAGTTGCCGTATGGTTTTTCCGCTTGCATATTGCCAGTCAACACCTTCCGGTAGATTTCCTTTGTACGGTGATTGCTTTCCGACAACACCAGTACCAAACTCCACGAAAGCCGCATGGTCTGTACCTGCAACCACCGCCCAAACACCGCCACCCTTTACGGAGCCAACGTATTCCGCATGAATGCTTTGCAAAAGTTCCGATGTAAATATAGCATCGAGGTCAGCAATCTGTACTCTAGCAATCTCTATGCCCTTTTCTGCCAGTGTTTCAGCTAGTAGCCTGCATTTATAGGTTAAACTATTTTCATAGTCTTTAAGAGCCTTTACAGCCGCTTGTATGGACTTTGGGTCAAACAGGTTAATGTTGATTGTCTTTCCCATATCACTTCACCGTCTTTTGCAGTAAAAATAAATCTGCTGTCAGCCCTTCATCTGCAACGCCTTTGACAACATAATCCGCAGTCTTGCTGTCCACAAGTCCGTCATCGTCACGACCTACTTCTGACTTCTTCCAGATAACATCCCCTGCCTTAATCGGCAAATAGCCTTTGTCGGTCACAATCTGACAATACGAACTGGAATCATCAATACCAAATTCCTTTACCAGTACTTCCGACAGCTTATTGCTGATGTTGGCAGAAAAAAGGACGGGTTCAGAATATCCGGTAGTTTCTCTCAAAACCACTGGAATCCTTTCCCCGTCCATCTCGATGTACTTTATTTCTCCGTTTTCGTCCCGGTCATAAATCGTGACTTTTTCTCCCTGCAGGGAATACTTCATGTCCTGCTTGTTAATGTCAAGCATCTTTCTTCACCTGCTTGTAAATCTGATTTACACCAGTGCTTGCCAAACCGGAAACAATTCCGACTGCAATCGCATTCAGCACATCATTTGCCGGGAAATCCGGAATAACATACATTCCTACTACTCCGAGAATGCCACCGACAATGCCGACAACAACTGGGATATAGTTATCCTTAATAACCGGAATCAGCTTCGCCCCAATACCGGCAAGATAGCAGATAACCACGATTGCTACGCAAGTTCCTACCTGTGAAAAATCCATCATTCTTTACCTCCGTTTTTCAATCTTATTTCTTTTATTTCTTCATACATTTTAGTTGCCATTCCATTTCCACCAAGCGCATGATAAGCATTGTACATCTCAACAAAGTTTTCATACGCATAGCTTGGAATTTCTCCCAACTTCATGTACTTATCGTGATACTCAATAAGTTGCACACGCAAAAGAAGCATTGTTCCCTTGCTGTTCGCATCCCTATCTTTCTTTTGCTGCTTTAGGAGCCAGACGATGTAGCCTAATAAAATAGGCAGAACAATCGTATACGTCTGTAATAAAAATTCTTTCACTTCATATCTCCTAACTGTTTATTTGTTGGCACACCGCCCACCACCCTTAAAGTGTGCCGCCTGCAACCTTATTACCGGAATCAGTAACATGGTCACGCACAATCTTCTTTTAATTACAATACTTTTGCAAATGGAAATACGCCAACAAACAGATCCTCACGGTCTCTCCATGTTCTCGACACTCCATTCTCTGAATAGCTTGCCATGAAGTTTTCACCGACTTGCGATCTGTCATACACGACAAGATTAACCACCACGGACTGAAATTTTTTCATATCCGCAGCAATCTTCTCTTCTGTGTAACTTTCCGGGTACATTCTCTTTGCTCTGATGTCTGCTTCTGCTTGACTGATAAGTTGTTCCAAAAGAGGATTTTCTTCCAAATGGTCAAACACGACCTCGGAACTTTCAGAATCAATATGAAATTGTTTCAGACGGATTTTTACTTGCTTCAAAGTCGTATATTCTGCCATGTGCTACCTCTTAAAGTTCAAACTTTTCAATCAGAATCTTTTTCAGTTCCGCACCGCTGATTTCTTCCGCACCTGAGACACCGTGTTCTGCGGCTAACTTCTGCAAGTCTGCCGTAGACATACGGTTGATTTCCGTCTTAGTATATGCGGTTTCCTCCGGGATTTCTTCTTTTACTTCGGTGACGGTTTCCTCCGGGATTTCTTCTCCCGGAAGATACCATTTGCCTTTGTATTTGACTTTGTAATCAAATTTCATCAGCATACCTCCGATTAGTAGCACTTAATTACATAGGTGCTATCCATTCTCTCGTAGGAAGGAAGTACGATTTCAGACACGGTTGTCTTAGTCTGTACAGGGTCTTCAGAAACAGAAACCGCAACAGCAACACCAGTGTTCACAATAGAAACATCTGCGGTAGGCTTGCCCATCAAAGTGCGCTCTTCAGGAGTAGTTCCGTACCAAGTATTTCCAAGTGAACCGGAAGGAATCAATGTCGCATATCCATCAGGATAAAACTTGGTTGCTACACCAGATTCGTTCTTATACTGCTTAGAGTAAACAATGATATTGATACCAAGTTCGTTAGAGAAAATTTCCTTAACTCTTGCATCAGTCATCAGAACGTTAGCTGTAACATTCTGTGCTAAGATTGCGGACTTGATCTTTGCGTTCTGCTTAAGATAGTCCATGGTCTTACGAGAGACAATCATAATGGTAGGTCTCTCGCCTGTAACAGCTTCCACAGAATCAAGAGCAACATTTACATCGTCCAGTGGATCGGAGTTTTCAGTATCGTTCCACTTGTCTGTGGTCTCGGACAATGCCGCATAGTTGTTCTGCTTGTAAGTGCCGTTAGGGTCGTAGTTGTAAGCATAAGTAACACCATCAGCCTGAATGGAAATCTTAGGAGAACCATCCTCTGTAGGTGCTAACAGCTGCATAATCATACGTTCAGGAACTACATCAGCACCTTCCACAAGAGTATTTGCATCATCAAAAATTCTGCTTAATACTTCTGCTGCGTAAGGGTCTGTGCTGTCCTTAATACGCATGATTTCCTGTTCGTCCTGTTCTTTGATAATCATAGATTCACGGAAGAATGCCATTTCTGTCTCTTGCATCTTGAATCCTTCACGGCTTCTGATAGTGGAAACTGCATCAAAATTAGATGCTTTCAGGGTAACAGGAAGTCCATTAGAAGTCTTAATCCACTTCAAATCCAGTCCCATTTTCTTCTTGGCGGGGAATAAGCCGGAACCAAGATATGCAATTTTATTACTTGCAACTTCTGTATGCACAAGTGCGATTGCTTTCGCATTGTAGGCATCTCTAATGTTCATTATTTCCTCACTTTCTACCGCTATCTTTCAGCGGTCAGCGGCTACATCTGTCTGTAGTCGGTTTCAGTTATTCAAATACAATCAGTGATAATCCTGTCTTTACACCATCGGCAATGGTAATACCTGCATTTGCGTTAGCATTTGCTTCATTTACACAGGCAAAAGCCTTAATGATAGTTCCGTTGGGGTTGCTATCGTAAACATCGTTAAGCAAAATACCTACTGCTGCATCATCGGTGCTTCCGCCATTTACTTTCTTTCCTGTCGCACTAATAGGATTACCAGCCTTGCACACACCATTAGTGAAAGCACTTGCATCCAGTTTAATAGGAACAAATAATTCACCGCCCAGCTTTCTCTTAAGAATTTCTAACTGGGTAGTTACACTTGTTTCAGAGAATTTCATTTTGTGTACCTCCTTATAAGTACTGGCTAACTACAGCTTCGGCTTCTTTGTTTGTTCCAGCTAAAGTCTTGCCAATCTTTTCAGCCGCTTTTTCGGCTTCTGTTTTTTTGTCATCTTTTCCACCGCCAGCAATTCCACCTCCAGGATTAGTAGATCCGTTTGCAATCTCCTGCTCCTTGGCTTGTGCCGCAGCAGTCTCTTTATCAGAGATAATTTTTCCGAGAACATCAAAATCAAAACTGCCGTCATCCTTTACAACCTGTGCCGCCTGTTCTGATGTGATTTTGAATTTGTCAGCCGCACTTGTACGCTGAGTTGCTAAAGTCTGTGCTTTTTCCAACTCTGCGATACGATTATTTGCTTCCTCTAACTGCTTCGCTGCCTTTTCCTGTTCGGAAAGATTTTGGTCTTTCATGGCATTAAACTCTTTTTCAATGCCCTGTAACCGTTCCAGTTCAGCATTGTTTTTGGTTGCCTTGGCATTTGCTGTCTGAACATCTTTGCCGTTTTCGGCAATAACCTTTTCAATCTGTTCATCAGTTAATCCCATTGCCGCTAAATCTTCTCTCTTCATAAATTACCTCCGTTATGTCCTACGTTTTTTTACGGTGCAACGACACCGAGTGACATTGCCGATTTGTACGCTCACGGCTTTGCGAATTTTTATAAAATAAAAACAGCTACCTATTTCTAGGCAACTGTCTTATTTTGCATTTGTTTTACAATTTCCTGTGCTTTTGCCATCTGCTCTTCCATGTTGATAATGTCAGCAGTTTTCCACAGAGCATCAAGGTAAGGTTTGGAAAGGTTGAAAGTCTTTTCACAATCTCCCCAAAGTCCAACTGTTTTGATTGCAATAAGCGGATGAATACCACACTGCAGAAGTTGCAGTAATGTCTGCGACTTGGTATACATATTATCTTGTGGACTGTGGTTGATCTGCACATCAAAATCTCTAAGAGTGATTTTCAGATCCTCTTTCTTAATGCGGATAACATTCAGCGCAACCTTGGCCAGTCTCTTCTCTGCTGTCTTAACAACCGGATCCTTAAGCCTTGCTCTTGATTTTGAGAAATCCCATCCATTTCTCAGCTCAACCGCACCCTGCGTATCACCGCCAGTGTTTCCTTGCTTGTTCGGTATTCCCAAAATTGAAAGTGCGCTGTCTGTTAAATCATCCTTGGAAACCTGTGTCTGCGTTTGGTCAAGTTCCTGAGACATGATATCCACATCAGACTTATTGTCTTTATTGATGGACTTTACAACCAATGCATGGTTCATCTTCATTTTTTTGAACTCTTCTTCGTCAATCTCACAGTTTACAAATTTGTACCACGCCTGGATAAATTGCTCTATGCCGTCCATTCTGTTTGACTGCGTATTATTGATTGCATCCAACAGATCTATAACAAGTTCAATATCAGACAACCGCTCATGGTTGTTCGGAAATTCTACAATCGGAATACCACCAAATCCGTGAAGTTTCCATGTATCAGGAACAACCGCACTGTTTTTTATCTTACATTCATAGGATTCCGTGTAGCAGAGTTTGTACCACTCTCCATTTTCATCTTTTAATTCCTGTACCGCCAAAATCGGTTCTTCGGAACTGCGGTTGTAAATGACAAACGTGTTCAGAGGATTAGGTGCAACCACACGGATAGGCACATCTCCATTCACAATCTGAATAGCTTTGAATGATGTTCCAGTTGCCGACTGCCACTCACCAGCTTTTATGTCTTTCTCATGCTTATTTGCATCTGCTAAGTAATCATTCAGTTCATCTACTGCCTTATTTACAGCTTCATCATCTTTTCTGCTGACAAACTGAATAGGCTCTCCGTAAGTCTGAGCGACCTTGAATTGCACCCATTCAAAAGAATGGTTCTCTACTACTCGATTGGTGATATCCTCATTTGACAGCTTTGTTCTGTATAGTACCGGTTGATCTCCTTTGTAGTACTCCCACAAGTACTTGATAACTGGCTTATTGTAATAAAAAACACCGATGCAATCACCGATAACCTTTACAATGTTGTCTTCGGTTATCTGCTCCACATCCGTATATGCAATTTTTCTACCGTGACAACCCTTTACAAGGTCTTGAAATTTCATAGTGTTCATATTTTCACCTACATAAATGTCATTCCGCTGCTTTGGTCTCTTTTTGGAAGTTTCTTGATCTCACGTTCTCCGGTTTCCGTATGGTAAACAACCATCTTATTGCAATTCCGGCATTTATATGTCTTGTCGATGTGTGATTTTGAACTGCATTCACCGACCAACCGTCCGCATCCCGGACAGTACACTCTAATTTTTTGATTAAAAATCATAAATACCTCTTTTCTGCGCACAAAAATACCGCCCTTGCTGATAAGAGCGGTACTTCTGGAGTCTTCACATAATCTGAGGAGGAAATGAAAAATATCTTGGAATCTTTCTGCATCTTAATAGTATCACGGAAAAATCGGACATATCGGACAAGTTTAATTTGCCATGTAACGATCGAATGCTTTTCTTACGCTATCCTCTGTGTTTCCACCACCGATTCTGTCAGCGACCTTGTTCCATGATAATTTTTCAATAAATCGTAAATTGATGATCCGTCTTATACGACTGTCTTGAACGCTTGCAATAAATTCTTCGACTTCATTATTTTTTTGCAGTAAATCGTCCTCTAAAAGCTGTAAAGTAGCCTTTCTGGAATAAAGCAGTGTCCGTTTTCTGCTGTACTCCGGATAAGGGAATCCTTCAATACGAAAATGTTCAGTGCCACCGCATCCACCTGATACGCTATCAACAACATTCCCATCCGATTCAATTTTTCTGATATCCGATTCAAGTTTTTTAATCTTTTGCTGTACTTCTTTGATTTCTTCCTGTAAATCTATGTATTGAGACAAAACATCTTTAGTCACCATAATCAATACCTCCGTCCGAAAGAGAATGGGTTTTGAATTGCTTCTACTTTTGCTACCCTGTTTCCGTTTGTAATTCGCAATGCAAAGTTTGAAAATACATCAGGGACATCATCTAACTGTTTTTTTCCTGAAGCAGAATACCTTTTCAGTAACGACATCATTACACCGTATGGTTCGTTAGGCTTATACAATGATGGATCTTTGAATATTACGTGTTGTAAAATCCAGTTAGAGCACTGGAAAATTCTCGCTTCTTTGTTTGTTTCTGTCGGTGTGTCTGTGATGTTGCATATCCATCCTTTGCTCTCTACACGCTTATTTACTTCCATTGCCACACGGTCACCGCCGGCATTACGCTCAAATTCGCACTCTTGCACTTTATTATTAACAAGTACATTTGCAGCATTTTCATACTGCATCTCATAATCCGCAGTATTGTCACAAACAGCATCCACACAGTAATAATCTTCTCCGTACTTTTGCAATACCGGAAGAACAAAAAAGTCGGTTCCTTTTCCCTTGGTATCGCATTGCCCGGTAATAATTTCCGGTTCTCCATGTGGAAGATTAAGATAACGTCTGATTTTTTCTTCCGGGAATAACAATCCCTCACGTTCAATAGGCTCTTGCTTGTAAAGACATCTATAAGAGATTTCATCCATGAGTAATTGTTGATCTTCAAAAAAAGCAACCGTGAATCCGGAAAATTCGTAGTCAAAATTGCTTAATCCGGTTTTTGGGTCAATATCCGGAACAGCAATTACTTTTACCCTTGGATTCCCTTCATACATATTTTGGATCCGACCGATTACATCATTTACGCTCCACCTGGTAGCAATATGGATCTCTTTGCAATTCTTTCCGTCAGTATCTTGTGTCTTTCTTTGTCTTGCATCTACCGCATACTTGTCCCACAATTTATCCAAAATTATAGGATTCATAGCTTCTTCAATGCCACCGATCATGTCATCTACGAACAAAAACTTTGATGCGCGTACTTTACCAGCATTTTTACTTCCTACGGATGTGCACTGAACGGATGGAAATGGTTTATATTTGCCGATGTTAAACTGCTCCATTTTTGCGTTAGTACTGGTAACAGAAAGATTTGGGAAAATTTCATTCCAAGTGTACTCGTCAGAATTTGTGCAAATATCGTACACACCGTCATAGTACATACGTGTAATATCTCCACTGTGGGAGTAAAAAAGGTTGAAATCTCTCGGAAACCATCCTGCTACCAACGCATTCAGCATTTTCTCGACCGTGGTTTTTCCAGCACCAGGGATAAGAGACACGCAGAGGATATCGTATATATCATCAATCATGCCTTGAATGGCATCCATTAGACCGATTTTAAGAAATTGCTTTCTACGTGGCATATAGAACCGCTCTCTAGGTTCTCTTTTCTTTTCCAAGTATCGGTAGGCACTGTCCACAACCTTATTTTGTGCTTCCAGTAGGAGGACATCGTACAATTTATCTGTCAGAGAATAGTGCGTCTTGTTTGCAAAGGAATACTTTTCCAAATCCCATATGGTTCCTCCGGTTCTTTCCATGCAGAAACGCTCTACAATGCCTTTAGAACGGTTTGTTATCTGTAAGCCATAAGTTATATCCTTTTCACTGTTTATAGCCACTCTGCAGGCTTCTATATACGCATCAATGACCTGTTCATCAATTCCCTTTCGCTGTATGTAATTGTCATAGCTGTTTACTGCCGATATAAGGCTCTGACTTGCCAATATAAAAGAGCCTCCTTTCCTTACATTTTGGAAATTTGGCTCTCTGCGTAGGCACTCTACGACTGGTGCTCTAAATATTCAATTTACTTCCAATCAAAATACGACCGTTTCCCACATACAGGGCACTTGATATTGTAACTGCCAAGACCATCATGCATTACACCCATTATGTCAGTTGCATCGCATTCTCTTTTCTCGAACTCAAATATCGAACCGCATTTATCGCAGGTTAATCTTTTGGTCGGTGCTACTAATTTGTGTCGTTTTATAATTTTCATCCAAGATTCACCCCAATTCTATTGATTTTCCCACACTTCGGGCATTTGATTTCAGCCTGTCCGTTGAATTTGCCTAAAAGGCGGTTACAATTTCTGCATCGTTCCTCTTCTAACCTTATCAACGGTTCCGGCATAGTCTTCTTTACATATTCTTCCTCTGACATTTTAAACATTTCAATTTTTTCTGGTATAATATCATGTCTTCTTTTAAATGCTTCTTCCCAAGATTTACACATGATTAAAACCTCGCTTCACAATGCTCTACCATTGTTTCCAACGTTTCTTGGTGGAATGTAACACAATGATAAATTTCTTTTCTCACATTCCTCGTATTCTCGAATTAACTGTTTTTGAAATTCAGATAACGGAAATGGTGCAATCTTCTCTGCAAATTCAACCAGAGACATTTCGCTATCCTGCTTAATTTCTCGCTGAGATGCGTCATATCCCAACTGTTCAGTTAATTCATCTGTTATTGATTCCATTAATTCTGCCATGCTCATTCTTCAATACTCCTATCAAATCATGCATTTGAATCAGTATTTTTTAAATATTCAACGAACTGTGCCCAAGCCTTTTCGCATGTTAAATCTCCAACAGGATTTTGAACATAGTATTCTTGGAAATATTCCCGGGCCTTTTCTTTTTCATCTTCGGAATATGAATCCCATTTAGAAACTCCAGATTTCTTTTTGAAAAATTCGCACTCATGTTCACTGTCAGCAAATCCAGCACCAGGAATCCATTTTTCCGGATGGTTGCACATTTCAGCCATCCCTACAACTTCGTTTCTATCAAATCCAAGGTAAACACAATCATGACACGTCATTCTTCCACCAACTTTCATATCAAACCAAGCATATACAATATTTCCTGTTCGGATACTTCTTTTGCTCCTTCTCTAACATGAAACAGTATTTCCATTAGTTGTTGATTATCATTATCCGTCATTCTGTTTTTATCAATTGTTTCATCGATGCAGTAATATAAACAATGCCCATATCTACACCCCAAATGACTTCCATAAAATGATTTTCCAACAATATCATAATTTTCAGTTTTTAAAATATCGTGCTGATAATCTAAATCGCACCACTTTTTATTATCTTCCAGTTTCTTTTGAAGATATTTTAAGAAATCTACTACTCTTTCTTCTCTATCACTGATGTATAATATCGTGTCTTTCATTTTATTTCACAATCCTTCTGCTTTCTTCCATCACTTTACAGTTCCTTGCAAAATCTCTTTCAATAAAACTTTGCGGTATCCTTCCAAAATTTTCCAAAGCGTACTTATCTACCGCTTCTTTTGAAACATCTATACCAAAATTTATCAATGCTTCTTTAGGTGGCGATTGATACCCGGATAAAGGATTATCAATGTTATTCATTCTTCATCCACTCCTCAAACTCTTTCCGGCATTTAGGGCATAAGTCAATTTCTGCTTCTTCTGTGTACAAAATAATTCCAAAATTGTCAAGCAAACTATCAAGATGGTAACCTTTTTGTATTTTTGACTTAATTTTCGCTTTTCCTTTTCTAATAAGTGTATTCTTTATTTCTACTCCGAACCTATCGCAAGTGTTCCATTCTTTGATATGTTTCATTAGTTGCCCCATATCTGTATGGATTGAAGAAGTCCTCATCATTTCCAATTCCAAGATGCTTTCTCAATGCAAAATTTGTTATCCGTTCTTGATTAAACGAATTACTGACAATATAACTTGCAAGTTCTCCATCTTTCCATCCGTCCGTACTTGTCATAGAATCATAAATCTGCTTATATTCTCCGGTCAACTTATTAAATTCAAACCATCCTAAGTCAAGTGTTACTCCATAATCATAAAAACCCCTGTCACACCACTTTCTGACATAATACATTAACTGCTTGTACGAAAATCCAAGCCTTTCAAAAATATTACCAATAGTTCTTATGCTCAATTCCCGATCGCTAGAATGTAATTTTCTTTTCTGCTCATTCACGCAAGCTCTGAAAAATATTTCTTCTAATGGCTTCATTCTTCCACCAACTTTCTGCTCACACCTCGTATCCTGCCTTGCGGCACTGCTCCTTTATGGATTCCGGTAACTCAATCCCATTTTCTTTTACGTATCGAACCATTTCCGCTAATTTCTCATTGCTGATTTTTTCTATAATTTCAGAATCTTTCAGTCCTGATTCTCGCAGCTTTAATATCTCGTTCCATTTTGAACCGTCTATCTTATAACAGTAGTCACGACTATATAAAACGTGACTATGTTTATCAAACATATTTGTACAGTCAAAAGCAGTACCCGATAACCTTGAACAAAAATGAGCGTTTTGGCAACAATCACATTCAGTATCTTTTTCAACGTACTTTTTCGGTTTATATTTCTTAAAATCTTTGCATTCAAAATCTAAATCTGTATCATTACCTTTTGTACACTCATAAATGGGATATTCTTCCCCTGTTTCTTCGTCAAAAGAATAATCGACAGAACAGTATTTGCAAGCAGAGCAGTCTCTAAACATCCTCATATCCTCCGTAACCCATGCAGACGGAATCGAACCGCCGACACACATCCTATGCGGATGCCGCTCTTCCACTGAAGCTATGCATGGGAATCGCACAGTAAAACCTTTTATGGCTTGCGCTTGCCATAACCAAATGTGCACCGCCTACTTGTCACTGACTATCCACACAATCTCACAGTCTTGTCTGTTCTCTACTTCATAGGATTGGTTTTCGCTAAACATATGTGGCTTACGTTTTAGCTAGGGAATAGTTGCCGTGGGAGTCGAACCCACCCGACCCAAACAAGGTACGACTACTTTTGAATCTGCAAATTCTACTCGCAGAAGTTTTTTTCGTTAACCGATAATGAGCAACTACTATCCATACATCTCCCATCGACCTGAACTATTGCAGTAGTGCCAGACTAAGTGGAGATAAGGATAAACACGCCCGGAAAGAATCGAACTTTCGTTAGAGGTTTTGGAGACCTCTTTCTGTCCAACAGACAGACGTATATAAAGTTTTCACGATTTTTTGAAACTTGAAACGGTCAAACTTTTTCATTGCTTTCCAAAACAAGAGGATTTGCCATTATCTCAACAAAGCTACTTACTAGTATTTTCACTTCTCAATAATGACTGCTGGTCGAATCCTTCATCGACGCACGCAGATACAAGGACTTGAACCTTGACAGCATTTCTGCTGGATAGCTTAGCAAGCTACTGTGATACCATTACACCATATCTGCATAATGCAAGCATATTTCCCGGGTTCTGCTACGCACTAAAATGTCGCATAGCAATATGCAAGCATTGAATTTCAGCCAAAACATAGACCACCTGTTAACAGACAGCGTAATTTGACCGAATTGTGACGAAGGGACTCGAACCCATACCCCACAGCTTAGAAGACTGTTGCTCTCTCCATTTGCGCTACGTCACAATGTGCGTTTCCATAAGCTGTATGCCTACATTTAAGGCACTGACACAGCGCAACACTTATGGCTATTTTTATTTTCGCAGGGCATCCGCCAGTTACCTGCTAGCCGGTTGCGATCCGACATCGTGGGGAAAGAATGAGTCGAACATTCGGTGTTTCTAATGTCACGGTTTTACAGACCGCTGCAATCGCCACTATGCATATTTCCCCAAAACCTGTGCCGTATAACCACAGATGAACTTCTGGCATATCTATCTGCTACCTACCGACTATTGCAATCACGGTATCGTATTATCACGACAGATACAGTTTTTACCGCTATATAGTTGCAAAGCTTTCAATCGGTTACGTGGAAAACCCTCACGAGCCTTGCGACGGCTCTTAACAGCATTCCGCTATGAGGTGAAAGGAGCATTCCATGTAGATGGAATATTCGCAGATTGCAAAGACCGAAAGAAGAAAACATCTGCGAAACAGGACTACCAGGATTCGGACCTGGGAATGCAGCAGTCAAAGTGCTGTGCCTTACCGCTTGGCGATAGCCCTAAACTCCGGGAGAAAGACCATCTGCTCCCGGATTATTTTCGTGAAACACCTTATGTCGCTTTATCTAAAAAATTTTCTCGCCTGTGTACAGTACTTTGAAAAACTTGGTGTTGTCGAACGCATATTTCCATTTTTCGTTTCCCACACACAGGCTACATACACTCTTGATGCCTTGATTTCTCTGCCACATATCCAATGCCAACACAACACCAGATATTCGGCAATAACAATGGCTTTATGAATTTAACCCATTCAACATTGTGATATGGGATAATTCGCATAATCTCCGGTGGCAATTCACATTTCTCCTTAACTGGTAAATCTTCTTTAGGCTCTTTATCAAGTCTGCTCTTTTGGTGCTCCATCTGACAGCTAACCATTTCCGTAACGTTCTCACGGTCTCTCTTGATTCCGTGACCTTGCAGAAATAATTCGCATTGCAGCACTTCACCACATTTTGAACATTCGTCTTTTATCTCTTTTCCGTAGATCTGCATAAGCAAAATTAACCCTCTATAATTATATACCCACAATCCGCTAAAATATTTTTAGCTTCCTGCAGTGTAATCTCATTTACGTAAGCGGTAGTCAGTGATACCGTCTTTTTGCCATTAACAGCATCTTTTGTGGATTCAAAATCGACCAGTTCCAGATACTTGTCCAAGTACCACTTAGCTTTCCGAACATCCTCTACACCGTTTTTATTTTCATGCCGGTAAAGATATTTAAAAGCATTGCAGATGCAGAAGTTCTTTACAGCTTCAATCCCCTGCGTCTCAATCATCACATCTATGCACTCATATTTTCCTGTCTCATAATGACTGTGGTGATTTACATTATCTGACATCTAGGTCTCCTTTCTGGATAAAGGTCTTTTTATTTTTGAGGAAATTTTGGGGACTAAGTAGGGTCTGTGCGCTGGTCCTTATAGACCCCCTCCCCCGTTGCCATCAACACATTTCAACTATGCGCAAAATTCGTGCTTCGCGCAGTCTTTATTGACACGTTCTTAACTATCCCATATTTCCGCACGTTTCCGCACTTGTTGCTAATCATTTGCATCTATGATGTTATCGTCATACGCTCCGGAATCGGTCAACATTGATGTATTTTGTCCATTTGCACCGCCTAACTGTGGCAGATCCGAAGCAGTTAACGCTTGCTTGTGGTTCTGCTGCTCTCTCGATACGCCGGGAAGGTTCCACCCATAATGGCGGTTAAGTATTGCCAGGATCCCAACAGGGTTCCGCTTTGCTGTGGCTAACTTTGCGCTTAAAGATTCTTCACGGAAATCCGATATCTTTTTGCCGATGTCAGAACTTAATGGACTTGATTTTGTTCCCTCATCTCTCCATGTAGCTATTGTATATCTATCTATCCCAGTCAATAAGCTAAACCCTATAGCTGATACCTCTTTATCATACATCATACACATATATATATAATAATCACATATACGATTAATTAACGTATAGTCATAAGCATTATAATTACTATAACCACCCATAAACCCGTCTATATTATGCATCTCTTTAGATTTAAGACAATCAGGCTCATTAAATGCATGGCGTTTGATATACATAAGAGCAGCATTCCAAACGCTTTGAGACTCTTGCTTGATATCCTCGATTTTCTGATCTCTGCAGAACTGGGAAAGGTATAATTCCATGTCATTCTCATATACCTGGGATGTTTCTGTATTTTCGACTTTTTCCATGTCCTGCACCTCCTAAAAATCTGCAATAAAAAAATCACTAAAAATCACTTAATAAACCTATGTCTTTTGATCTCCTCCACAGATCAGGTAAAAAACATAAATTTACAAAAGTGATCAGCTAGTGACTTCTGATCGGTTCCGGTCTGTCGGCTCCGGTGGTCTTGGTTACAATCTGGGCGGCTGCGTATCCAGAGGGGGGGGTTGAATTTGCACCGCTGTCACTCGCACCGTGTTAACGTCGGCTCCCTAACTGTTTTTATCATACCATAAGTGCTATTTATAAATCTACAACAACCTTTTACGCATTTGACAATTTGTTGTGGTTGTATGTCTGCCGGTGATCCTAAGCATATAAAAATCATGCGATTAAAAAATATCATCCGTGTAAATTTGACAAATGGGATTTTTTAACAGACAGACAGGTAATTTTTGCAGATGGGTGTATGGTGGCAGCCGGTCGGCTCTAGTATTTATATATACTTGGTTATACAATATCTTTCTGCACTTATTTATTTTTATTTTATCTAACCTTTATTTTATCTAATCTCCTTTTATTTAATCTGCGTCTACAAAATGTCTACAATTTGTCTACAAAATTTAGCACGTTAAAATATCACAGTGAAAATAGATCAAGAAAAGCAGGCTGTTACACCTGCTTAATTCCTGTTTATGCTGTTGCTCTTTCTGTTCTTCTTATCCGTTCCGCTCTCGCTGTGATCCGGTCAATTAACGCCCTGTCACCGTATGCGGTCTTGCTGGCTAATAACTCCGGGTCTGTCATGTTCTCCAGTGCTTGGAGCGTTTCCGCTTGCACCGTCTCCAGTGCCTGGAGTTCTGCCAGGTTAAATTCTTTCAGCCGTTCGGATTCCGTTGTTTCCAGTTGATCCCGGTAGTACCGGAAGAACTGCCGGACGTTTGATCGGATCCGGGCGGCTTTCTTTTCTACGATTTGTTCCGGTGTGCCTGTCATTTGGTTTCACTCTCCTTTTCAGCTTTCAGACGTTCCATTGCTGATTTATAAATTTCGTTTGCTTCTGCTGTCTTGCGCTCCACCCATTCAACATTACTTTCGTCTGGCCGCTGTCCGGGTAAGCCTGCCCATTTCGGAGGATGTTTAACAACTTGTTTAACTTCTCCGTGCTCTCTAGCGGCTCTTTCTGCCGCTGTTTTGGCTTGTAAAGCGTGTAGCCGTTCATTTGCCTGCATGAGTGCAATTTTCTCGTCTAAGGGGCTTATAGAGCCTGTAGCGGGTGTTTCTTTCGGTTGCTCTGTCACTGTCTGCGGTTGTACTGGTTGCAATGCTGCGATCACGGCACCTATAACAAACTGGTTGACACTTAAACAGTTCTTTTCTGCTTGCGCTTTGATTTGCGGTTCTAGGTCTTTCGGGAATCTAATCATTTGGTTAAATGTTTCCGACATTTTAGCACCTCCTTTTCTTGTGATATCATTAATGTGATATCATTAGTTTTTTATGATATCATTCGTGTGATATCATTGCTGTGATATCATGATATCATTAGTGTGATATCACTTGTTTGATATCGTGATATCACTATAACATTATGTGCATTATATGTCAATAGATATATGTGCATTATTTTTTGTATTTCTCCATTTTTTCAAGTTCTGCCGCAACTACTTCTTTAATAAACGTGTTCGGCTTTTCAATTCCAAGCTCTTTCATTTTGTCCCTAGTGCCTGCCGGAAAAACTATATTTATACGGTCGTTTCTTTTTTCGTATTCTCTACTAGCTTTTAATTGTGCTTCACTTGTTTTGTTTATACCCATTCTTATTACCTCCATACAATATAAATATAGCTTTACTATACTATATGTGCATTAGTTTGTCAATAAAATATGTGCAATATACATTTTAACTAATAAACGCATGGTTATATGTGCATTATTTTGTTAAATATTACATATTGTATATGTGCAATATATTTGCTATTATAATATCAACAAATAAAAAAGCCGGTGACCACCTACCAAGCGAACACCGGCACCAATCAAAAAAGAAAGGTAGCTATATTATAGCACAGGTAAAAAGAAATGAGAAGAACAAACAGCAAGGAAGTTAAGGCAGCAGTTAAAAATTATTTAGTAGAGGTTGCACAGAGCGAAGAGCTTAACACAATTAAGGACATTAAGGAAAAGTTTATAAGTGAATACGGCTGGGCGATTGCAAGACTTGGAGAGCGTAACGCTTGCATAGAATGGTTAAGAGGTTTAGGTGTCGGCGTTGATTATAGTTATTATGACATCATCCAGCTTATGGCTGAATGGTTAGACGAAAGCACAGAAGAAGCCGAAAAGTGGCTTGACAAGCGCGGCGATAGACTTTACTGGGATTTATTAGCAAGGGAGATTTTAGCAAGCAAATAATCGGCAAGGTTGGTTTTCACCGGGGTTCGATTCCCCGGCTTGCTTTTACCCGGATAACCGGGAAAAATTGAAAATATGGAGGAAATGAAAATGGGAAAAATAAATATTGATATGTGGTATGGAGACAAGCCGGAACAGGTGACAGGATTAGACATATATTTTAATGATTTAGGCGGATTTTATTCCGGCAATCTTCGCATTTTTGGAAAAATTGTTGGTGATTATTACGCCGACAGCGTGCAAGACATAGAAAAAGCATTTCCACACCTTGCAAAAGATATTGAAAACTGTTTGAATTAACCGCCGCAGAGGATGCCCGCCGGATCACTACCGGCGGCGGTTTTATGGGTGGATCACACCCAAAAATTGAAAAAGGAGGTTGCCAGGATGAAAGAAAAGAACCTTGAAAGACTTTACAAGCTGTTAGAGCGTGCGGACCGAGAGAACGACACGGAGACAGCCGCCGCCCTGCGGTGGGCGATTTTTGAACTTGAAAACAGATAAAAGACGGCTTACAACCGTCTTTTTGTCGTGTTCCGTTGGATCTTCTGCCGTCTGGCGGTCTATTTGTGTTACTCTTCCACCGGATCCGGTCAGATCCTGCGCCCGGATATATTGACGGCTTGCGTTGTTTTGGTGTACAATCAAATATTACAAGGGGATTATAAAAAATGCGAAAAGTGGGAATCGGTCATGTATATGACATTATGGAGAGCGTAGCGGATGCCGGGGAACGGTTGGAAACAGTTATAAGGGTTGAGACTTCCGCCGGTGGTATGTCTCCGGAATCTGCAGAGCTGTTGCGGTCTGCCTATGATTCTATGCTTTCGGCAGTCGGAGACCTTGCGAAAGCTGCGACACGGTGACCGGGTGACCGGTCCAGGACTTGCACAGCAGAAGCACACAGATGTTCCACGCCTTGAATCGGTCTGAAAAAATCTGCGAAAAAACTCTGAAAACGGATTTTTCAGCTTGAAAAGTGCTACCCCGGGGGGATTGAAAATTTTTAGCACGAAATTTGTAGAAAAATTTTTCTTTCAAAAACCTCTGAAAACGAGATTTTCGGTTGAAAATGCAGACCTACGGGGGTATCAAAAGAAACACATTAAAATTTTTTACGAAAAAAGTCTCAAAAAATGAGATTTTTAATAAAACCTAGAGAGGGGAAATATTTATGAAACGAATTATTCCATTACTACTGTCTTTATCACTTCTTGTCTGCGGTTGTGGATCACAGACAAACACCGTAGACCTTACACAAAAGCCACAAGAAACACCGAACGTATCACCAGTAGAGGAATCAGAAACACCACAGCTTTTTGACAAGGATGTTGATATTATCTTGTCTGCTTACGATTTCAACAACGTAGGAATCGAACAATATGTGGCAGATTATAAAAAAGATAATCCTGATGCTGTGGTAGAGGTATATGACGATGACCACTATACACTGAAAATTAAGGAATCAAAGAGACAAGCTACACTAGATGAGATATTGAGTAAAGATAATCTTAACTCTACGTTTCAACAAATTTTTTCTGATGAGCAATATGCTTCTCTAAAATCAGTAGACTACAACGATGATTTTTCAGAGTTTACTTTTTACGCAAATAAGGAAGAATACGAAGCTGGCAATCCTTTTATTCCTTTTGGTGTAGCAATTATATGTGGAATACTAAGCGATTCAATTCAAGCATACAATTTAGTTCCACCTGAAGACAGGGACTTTAATGTTCTGATTGTAGACCAAGACACAGACGAAGTTATTTACGACTTATCCGAGCATCAAGATAATTGATTTTAAGGGCATCCGCAAGGGTGCTCTTATTTTTTTATGTTGCGAACCTACTTTCGTCATGATATAATATGTGTCAGTTAGGAAGTCTTGCACCACGTCCGGAGAGTGAAAGCTGATTAGACAGCCTAGATTGTAACCAAGACCCGGAATAAAGACAGACCAAAAAAAGATTGGAAGTTCGCTACTCCAACAGTAACAGGGGTAGTGGGCTTATTTTTATGCTCTTCTGCCCTCTCATATAAGACTACGGGAGGTAATGAAAATGAATGAACTGGAAGTATTTAGCAACAATGAATTTGGTGAGGTAAGAACCGTTATGATTGATGGGAAACCTTATTTTGTAGCAACTGATATAGCAAAAGCACTTGGATATAAACGACCATCGGATGCAATTTCTGCTCATTGTAGGTATACGGCAAAATACAGTATACCTCATCCACAAAGTGAAACCAAAACGATAGAGGTAAATGTGATTCCAGAGGGAGATATGTATAGGCTTATTTCTCACAGTGAATTACCATCTTCTGAAAAGTTTGAAAGTTGGATATTCGATGAGGTTTTACCATCCATTCGCAAAACCGGAACATATTCTTTGGAGCAGTCTACACCGAATGTACCTATGACTTATCGTGATGCTGTGGCACAACTTTTGGAAAGCCTTGACCGGGAAGAGGAATTGAAAGCACAGCTTGATACTTCCAAGGACTGGTACTCTATTAAACGTGTAGCGGCTCTGAATGGTGTATCATGGAAACGTTTTGACTGGAGAAAGCTGAAAGCTACCGGAATTACAATGGGATATGAAGTAAAAAAGATATTCGATGCAAATTATGGCGAAGTGAACACTTATCACAAGTCCGTATGGGAAAAGGCATATCCGCAGTATGAATTGTAGAAAAATCAAGAGAGTGACACCACTCTCTTATTTTTTGAAAAAGTACTTGACTTTTTGTGCCACATTATGTATCATTTAATTGTGCCACAGAAAGTGAGGTGTTAAAAATGTCACCACGCACAGGTAGGCCTAAAGCATTGGAACCTAAAACGGTAGAGGTTAAGGCAAGAATTGATGTTAAAACAAACGAACGACTTAATCAGTACTGTGAGAAACACAATGTCACAAGAACTGATGTTGTAAGAAAAGGAATTGACAGTGTTTTAGAAAATGAAAAAGAGTAATCAAATCGCCCTCGACAAGCATTGACTACTCTTCCACACCACTCTCAAAGAGATGGTAAAATTATTTTATCATCTTCTCTTGGGAAAATCAATTAAAAAGGAGAAGAAAATCATGGACAAATTTTTAGAAATCGTATTTGAAAGTCAGATTATCAACACTGCGGAAAAAGGAGATAAAGCATCAGAATATTTTAAGCCGTTCTTCGATAAATTGCAGGGAATCGTAAGTGAAAAGGTATTTGAAGAACTCATGGATTCTTTTTCAGAATGTGAAGTGAATACTATTAACTACTATTCCGTAGAGGGAATGAAGTTGGCAATCGGTATTATGAATGGTTCTTATATTCCACAGATTTAGGAGGTAGCATATGACGGAACTGATAAACATTGAGGGAACAGAACTGTCTGTCAGAGAATGGAATGGTCAGAGAGTTGTTACTTTTAGTGATATTGATGAAGTACACCACAGACCACATGGAACGGCTTATAGAAACTTTAGAGCGAACAAAAAATTTTTTAATGAGGGAAGAGATTACGTCACTTTGCATAAGAAAAACCAAAACGACGAAATTCGTCTATTAGGAATTACCGTTCCACAAAGAGGAATAACCCTAATTACAGAACGTGGTTATCTTAAAGTTATAAAATCATTCAATGATGAATTATCATGGAAAGTGCAAGATGCTCTTGTGGATGCTTACTTTGTGGTAAAGAATCAGCAACTTACCACAGCAATCAAAGAAAAGCCAACATTAGAGTTTGAAACAGACTGGTTCTGCATCAACCGTGGCAAAATCAACTACGTCTGCCGTTGCTACGATATTACATCAAGGGAATATATGCACCACCTACTTGAAGTTTTGGGAAGAACATATAATTTTGATGAAGCAAAGAGGATTTACAGTGCAACGACCGGAAACTGGAAATGCAGAAATTCCGAAGTAATCACCTACTTCCCACAGCTTTCAGAACTTGCATCTAAAATTCTTCAGCAAGATGTTGATAACTGTGCAACAGAAGAGACCCCATAAAAAGGGGTCTTTTCTATGCCATTCTTTTATTCGACGAAATTCGTCGAAAGAAATATTTAAGGGATTATTTTTCCCCTAAAACACATTTTACTGGTATTCTGATTTTGTTAAGCGACACGTTGTCGCTCAATTATTCTATTGTATGTTAAACATACGAAGCAAATCTCAATGTGAATGTCGGTCACATTGCCATTCCAACAATACCTCTTATCAGTTCATCAGCCAGTGCAAACACTTCTCTTCCGTAGGTAGCCAAAAAGTCGGCAACAATCTCTTCCGTCTGAATATCCATAGTCAGATTGTAGGATAGGCAGAACGCATGGCACAACTCATGGCACAGCACACGGTCATAGAAATTTCCATGAACCATGTCTGATATGTAGATGTCTCTTGTGTTCCTATCGGTCATTCCAAACGTATACGTACCATCAGAACGCATCAGCATAGGACTGTGACTGCCTACAAGCCTTAAATTCCAGTCCATTCCATTTATCGTGAACAACTTACCACCTCCAACATAAAAGGGGCTAAATAAGCCCCTTAAGTGTTTAACCGATTTTTGTTACCAGTGCAGACAGCTTGTTTCGCAGTACCGTCTTTTCTTCCGGTGTTGCATCGTTGATGATCTCCGTCATGTCGTTTGCAAGTTCGGTCATGTAGGTGTTCAGGTCACGGACTTTTGCTTCTTTGTCCTGCTGTGTATTCGCCTTATGCAGTTCCTTATTTTCCATGTAGGTTCTGCGGCTCATGCCACTTCTGCCCTCTCTTGCATCACGCATACCGGATGAAGAAGTTTCCGTGTAGTACATACGCCCCATGTCTCTGTCCATGTCACGGTGATACATTTCCGGGGTCATATGGTAATAGGGTGGCTCTTCATAACCTCTGCGGTAGGTTCCACGACCTTTAGGTGCAAATCTGCCGTCAGCATAGCGGTAATGGTCATAAAAACGTTTACCACCATCACCGTAACGTTCAAACATTTCCATGACTTCGTCCGGGTCATATTCCTGCATGGTTTTTGTCAGCTCCCGGTAGTACATTGCTTCGGATAAGTCTTTCATCATGTCGATGACCTTTCCCATTTCGCAAGTGTCTACTTTGTCGATACCCTTGTCAAACTGCGTTTTAGCGCATTCAGAAAGTTTTTCAATCATTTCATGCATTCTCTTAACATCCAATTTATTTACCTCCATATTCTGATATAACTTGTTCTATATCTTTTTTGTTTACCAATATTTCTTTTAATAAAATTTTATAATCGATCTTTTTATCTCTTGATATTAGTCTCAAATCTACTTCTTTCCCGTTGTAATACGTTTTGCAAAATCCACTTAAATTCATAGCAATTTCAAAAGGAAGCTCTAAGTTGCAAACCCTATGGTACATAATTCCATATTTCAAATTGTGGATTTCACATAACTCACTTAATGTTTTTCGCTCTCCATTGTAATCAATGTAAATGTTTCTTCTTGTATTGTTGCATTGCTCTTTTTGCGTAATCCAACGGCAATTTGATGGTTCATAGTTTCCGTTAAAATCTATTCTATCTATGGACAATCCATTTTTATAACCATTCTTTACAGACCAGTTATAAAAATTTTGAAATCCATTTTCACCTTTCCATTCCGAACAGACCTTAATGCCTCTGCCACCATACCACATATATGCCGTTTCTTTTTCGTTTTCGCATCTTTTTCTCATAGAGCACCAAATTTTAAATAATTTAGTACCGCTCATTTTGTGTGTAGTTAATTCTTCTACATGGTGCTTTCTGTTTTCTTCATTAAGGCATCCGCAACTCTTGGTGTATCCACCTTTGATTTTTGAGCTTTCAACAATTGTTTCTTTTCCACAAGAACACTTACATTTCCAATATGTCTTTTTGGTGTTCTCCTTATATACTCTTTCAACAACTGTCAGGCGGTTAAATATTTTTCCTGTCAAATCATCAAAATTATATGGTGTATTTCCTTTCTTAAAAGCCATTTCCCAATCTCCTTTATACGTATATACCATTTTACGTATATTATATCAATTTTATAACTTTACGTCAATACGTATTTATGGTAGAATACACTTAAAAAGGAGGTCTTAAAATGTCAAAAATCAAATTCACAACAACAATGGAAAGCGAATTACTGAAAAAAATTAAAATTCAAGCAATCAAAGAACACCTTCCTGTATCAGCAATACTGGAAAGACTTATTAAAGAATACTTGTCAAGCCTGCCTAATAACGATTAAATTAGAGTTTTGAACCTCTACTGCCTGACTTGATGTATTCATTACCGAAACTGTTGAACAACAGCATCTTGGAACGTCAATATATGCTTGTGAACTAACATTCTGTAAATTCTCTGCTGCTGCCGGAGTTACAATCATTCTTGTGGACTGTAAAGGTTCCCCGTCTACCGCCAGTGCAAGGGAAATTTCCCCAACAGTTCCACCAGTGGGAATCTGAATGTTACCGGAATAACTTACAAGGAATCTTGCACGACACTGATTAGTGATACCTCTTAACTTCACAATTCCGGATCCCTCTCTATGATTGATACAGTTACTTCCATTTACGGCAGTTTCGGTAAAAGCAACGTCTGCTCCTGCTGCCACAGTCTGTAATGCTACTGCTGTATATTCAGCCATAATAAATACCTCTCTTTCAAAATCAAAGGGGCAAACCATATAGTCTGCCCCATGTTGTCAGTAATTCTGCATAGCAGACATAACCTTAAGGTTAAGTTACTCGATATGCAGTTTTAGCATCCGCAGCCAGTGTTACATCCGCATCCGTAATATACATTAGGGTTGGGAACCTGGTATGCAGGAATGGGCGCAGGATTCACAGCGTTAATGATCTGCTGTGTCTGTGCACTCATGGCAGTAGTCAGAAGTGCATTCTGACGATCCTGAGAAGCGGCTCTGCGCAGATCGTTGTTCTCTGCCTGCAGAGTAGCGATCTTATCCTGACATAAGTAGTCAAGGATTGCTCTTGTACCGGCATTCTGACTGTCGATAATGTCACGAGTGTTGTTATTCATGGTGTTCTGCAATGCGCAAGTATTCGTTGCCATATTGTAGTTCACACCCTGGATAGCTTCACGGGTATCGCAGCAACATTGTGCTAACTGTGCCTGTAAAGCGTTAGCATTCTGCATTCCTGCTACGGTGTCTGCATTGATAGCCTGTTGGATGCCATAGCCAGTCTGTAAAATGTTGGTATTTACGCCATTAAATCCGGTAAGCATACCGTTGTTTACAGCGTAGAATCCGTCACACAGACCGTTGTTGATTCCATCCAGTTTACCGATGATAGACTGGGTGTCGAACCCTCTTTGCAGTGCAGAATCGGTGTAGTAACTGGAATTAGAGCCATTACCGCCCCATCCATTACCGCCCCAACCGCCAAAAATCGCAAAAATTACGACTATGAACCAGAGCCATCCACCGTCACCAAATGCACCATTATTTCCGTAGCCATTTCCGGCAGCCGGAATAACAGGCATGGTAAAAGGGCTGTTGTTTGTTTCAAACATATTAGATTACCTCCATAAATTTATTCATAAAGAGGTCTCCCGGGTTTTGTGCACAAACCTCTAATATGCTGTTAAAAAGGAAACTGACTTTTTATCTGCCTTATTACATCATCAGGGTTTATACCTTTCGTTTTGCAGATGTTTCTCGCTAGATTTTCTACTCCTTGGAAATCACCTTTTTGAACCATCCCATAAGCGTTTTTTACCATGTCGTTAGACATAATCTTGTTGTTTTCAATCATATTTTGGATAAGCTGTTGCGGATTTACCATTGACTTAATCATCTGCATCATCCTTTCTTTGCGATTGTGGAGTTTTTCTTTGCGATTGCGAAGATTTCAACTGCTCAATCTTTTGCTCCAGTTCATCGAAACGCTTCATAAATACCGCTGTGGCTTCGTCTGATAGGTCAAATTTCGCCTTTTCTGTGTCAGACTGTAAATTGTTAGGGTCTGCATCTAAAAAAGGCTTGTAGAGCCTTGTATAGATTTTTCCATCTGCTCCCCAAGATTTAGCATAGATCTCAGACAAATCCTGCTTGGGAAAGAAAGCTGTGTTTCCATCCATAGGAACCTCATTCGGTGCTATGCACTCTTGCGCCGGTACAATACGACCGTACATCTGTACCGTATTTTGCTGTGGCTGTTGCATAAACTGCTGTGGTTGGAATTGCTCCTGTTGTGGCATAAACTGTCCGTACATAGGTGTTCTATACTGCGGATTGAAATAGTTCGGATTCATAATCGGCTGCGGCATGGCTGTTCTCCCTTTCTTCCATTGATTTTATCTGTTTCGCAATTTCAACTTCATCAAGTGTCTGATATGTCGGCTTGTTCATAAGTCCCAACGGACTGAAATTCATAAGCATTACCCGTTTCTCCTAAAACTTCCTCGATCACATGAACCATGATTGATTGATACTTAATCGGCACTTCTCTTGTACGTTCTTTGCTGAATATATGTTCCAGTGTTTCATCAGAAAATTTGAATTTTCCCATAAGGTCATCCCTCCTTATGCTTAAATTTTGGCATAAAAAAAGTCGCATATAGTGACACATATACGACACTTTTGCGACAAACGAAAAAATATGAAGTTTTAAAAGTATGATAAATACGGCATTAGCACATCCTATTGCCACTCCAATGATTATCGGTGAGATACGTAGATATTTACGGGATAACAACAGTATCCGTGTATCCAGATCCCTAAAGGATACCGCCTATAAGGCAATTTACGCAAAAGACACACTGACGAGAAAAAACCTGAAGGAACCCACCGTGGAAGAGATCGCCGCGGAGGTGGGTATCTCCAAGGAAGACATCGTCTATGCCTTAGATGCCATGCAGAACCCCATGAGTCTCTACGAACCGGTCTATACCGACGGCGGCGACACCCTCTATGTCATGGACCAGATCAGTGATAAAAAAAATAAGGAAGAGATGTGGGTAGAACATCTCTCCCTCAGTGAAGCCATGAAACGTCTGAACGACAGAGAGCGTCATATCATCTCTCTGCGCTTTTTCGAAGGAAAGACCCAGACCGAGGTCGCCGACATGATCGGAATCTCCCAGGCGCAGGTCTCCCGTCTCGAAAAAAATGCCCTGAAAGCCATGCGGGGCTATCTTACCGCCTGAGATCAGGTCTGTGGAATCCCTGTATCATATGATGCAGCAGCCAGAAAATCACATACCCGATCACAGCCCCCAGCACATTGGTCAGGATATCGTCCACCTGAAAATATCCCCTGCCGGTGATCAGCTGGGTCGTCTCCACACCGAAGCTGGTCACGAATGCCGCAAAGGTATTCCTAAAAAAACCCCGAAGCCACGGAAATGCCCAGGGACAGATAAATCCATAGGGAATAAACAGCAATACATTTTCCACGACATACGAATGGTTCCTCGCATTCGTCCCCCAGGTAGAGAACAGTTCCAGATCCATGCCGATCCGGCTGCCATCCTCTCTGGAGAAAAAAGTGATCACCAGAATGATCATCAGATACAGAGAAAATGCCATGAGTCCCGCCATGGGAAAAGTATCCTTCCCCTTACGCTCCCGTCTGGCATTCAGTCCGTTCAGGAGCAGTCCCACAACAGCACCCGCCATGATCCCATAGGGAAGATAGGCCAGGGTCTCCTTTAGATCCTTTATGATATATTTTAACATCATCTTATTATTTCCTTACATTTGATAGGTATCCCAATGGGAAGGTGCTTCCTCCCATATCTTCTTATCCTCGAATAAGCGGTCATTCATCCAGCCGACGGCATCCACCACGCCATCCTCGTCAAAAGAAAAATATGCTCTTCTCTTTTTTTCCTCCGGGGTCTTAAAATAATTAAAGGGCTCCGGCCATACCGTCACCATAAGCTTTTTACCGCCCTCGGGGTTCTCCGGATCCTGGGTCTGTTCCAGGCGGTAGCGCATCCCCTGATGGCATCCGGTGAATTCCGTCTTTTTCAAATATTCCATCGATAATATATCATCACGCTGTATCAT